AAAGTATAAAAACAGCAAAATCTCAGAGAGGGTATGGTAATTACTGGGAGAAAAGGTGTCAGGTTCAATCAAAACAATTGAGTTCTTCTGGTTTGGGAGATAATGTTCTAAAGTATATTTCTATGGATGGTCGTGTAGTGTTTGATATTCAGAAGGAAATACAAAAAGGACATGCTCTTGAATCATATAAACTAGATGATGTATCTGCGCATTTTATGAAAGGAGATATTATAAAATCATTGAAATATTCTGAAAATAAAAATACATTTCTACATGTAAAAAGGTTAGGTAATCTTAAAGATGGTGATTATATTACAATTAATATAAATACAAAATTTGGTTCATTTAAACATCAAAATGGAAAAAAGTTTAAAGTATTATATGTGAATCATGAAAATAAAACGATTGCTTTAGAAGGATTACATAAAATAACAACTATAAAAAAAAAGAATGCAGAAAATCTTATATCATATGAGTGGTGTCTTGCTAAGGATGATATATCCCCACAACAAATATTTGATAAACATAAGAATGGTGGAAGTAAGGGACGTTCTGAGGTAGCGAAATACTGTATTATGGATTGTGAATTATGTATTCACCTTCTATTACAATTGGATTTTGTTCCAAATAATATTGGTATGGCGTGTGTTTCTTGGGTTCCATTATCATATATATTCTTGCGTGGTCAAGGAATTAAAATTGCTTCTATTATTACGAAGGTTTGTTCAGAAGAAAAAACACGTATTCCAACATTACTTGGATTTAAGGATGGTCAACGAGACGATGGTTTTGAAGGTGCTATTGTTCTTGAACCTAAACCAGGTATTTATTCAGATGACCCAGTTAGTGTCCTTGATTATGCTTCACTTTATCCATCATCAATTATAGAAAAAAATCTTTCACATGAAACATTCATTGGAACAGAAGAAGATATTAAAAATAATCCAAAATTACAAGAAGTTATTGATTGTATTGGGGGATATGATAAATGTTGGGGGATAGAATATGATGATTATATATATGAACAACGTGGTAAAACAGTCCATAAGAAAAAAGCAAATACAAAAACGAAGTGTTATTTCTTAAAAAATCTAAGGGATGAAAATGATAAAGTTATAAAAGAATCTCTTGCTATAATACCTAAAGTATTACAAACACTCTTAGATGAACGTAGAGCAACACGTCAGAAAATTAAACTTACATCCGATGAAAATAAGAAAAAAGTTCTAGATGGTTTTCAGTTAGCATATAAAGTTACTGCAAATTCGGTTTATGGTCAAATGGGGGCAAAAACTAGTTTTGTGTTCTTTAAAAAGATTGCTGCTTGTACTACTGCTATCGGTAGAGAGCGCATTGATGATGCTAGTATAGGTGTAAAACGTTGGGCAAAAGAAAATGGTTATTACGAACCAGATATAGTATATGGTGATACTGATTCTGTATTTGTAAAGTTTTCTAGAAAAGACAAAGATACTGGTCAAATCTTAGAAGGTAAGGAAGCATTAAGATATTGTATTGATTGTGGAGTAAAGGCAGGTGAATGGGTTACTGAGAATATGTTACATGATCCTCAGGATTTGGAATATGAAAAAACATTTTATCCATTTATTCTTATTTCTAAAAAGAGATATACTGGAGATAAATATGAGTTAGACCATACGAAACCTAAAGAGAGAACATCTATGGGTATTGTAATGAAGAGGCGTGATAATGCACCTATTTGTAAGTATGTATTTGGAAATGTAATAGAGATAATTATGAATAAAAGAAGTATTGATTTAGCAATTGAGTGGTTAGAAAAAACTCTGAAAGAAATAAAAGATGGTAAAATGGATGAATCATTATTTGTAATATCTAAATCATTGAGAGGATTTTATAAAAATCCGGAAGGTGTAGCACACAAAGTTCTTGCTGATAGAATGGCAGAGCGTAATCCTGGTAACAAACCAAAACCAAATGATAGAATACCATATGCTTATATAAAACTGAAAGATACTGATTTATATGATTACAATAATCTTTATAAGAGTGGTCCTAATAAAGGTAAACCAAAACAAAAAAAGGTATTACAGGGTAATCGTATTGAACATCCTGATTATATCAAAGAAAAAGAGTTAAAATTAGATTATGGATTTTATATTTCTAACCAAATAATGAATCCAGTAAAGCAAGTATTAGACCTTGAAAAAAATGAAGATGAAACAAAAAATTTCTTCACTAAATTCATTCAATAAATAATGTAAGGGTAAAGTTAATTAATTATATTTTTTTCTTTTATATTATAATATTATAATAAATGGGGGGAGGAATAATGCAATTAGTCGCTTATGGTGCACAAGATATTTTTTTAACAGGTAACCCTCAAATTACATTTTTCAAGGTTGTTTATAGAAGACACACAAATTTTTCTATGGAGACAATTAAACAGAATATAAGTGGTCAATCTTTCATAGGTATTGATAGTGTAAATACAAAAGCAACTGTTACTATTTCTAGGAATGGTGATTTAGTAACAGGTGTTTACGTATCTTCTAAAGCGAAACAAATAGATTCAAGTGGTAAAACAATTGGTATATGTGGTGATAATCTTATTGAAGATGTTGAAATAGAGATAGGTGGACAACGAATTGATAAGCATTATAAAGAATGGAATCAGGTTTGGGATGAATTAACAACACCAGCATCAAAAGCAGATGGTTATAAATATATGACAGGTGGATTTAATAATGATTTAACTAAAACGTTAGAAACAAATCAAGAGAGAATTTGTTATCCTTTAAAATTCTGGTTTTGTCGTAATCCAGGATTAGCATTACCGCTTATAGCACTTCAATATCACGAAGTACAATTAAAATTTACATGGGGGATAGGTTTATATAACTCAAGTATTAATGATAATTTAACAAGATCAAATAGTTTAGAAGGACAGCATTCAGTTGAAGTTTGGGTGGATTATGTTTATCTTGATACAGACGAAAGAAGAAGATTTACACAAGTTTCGCATGAATATTTAATAGAGCAACTTCAAATACAAAAAGAAAAAGATGTTTCAGGAGAATCTTTTAAATTAAATCTTGAACATCCTGTAAAAGAAATAATATGGACAACGCCCAATGATAGTCCATTAACAAATCAAAAGATTAAATTATCAATAAACGGACACGATAGATTTTTTGAAAGGGATAAAGAATATTTTACATTAGAACAACCATATAAATACCATACTTCTATACCCGGATATAATATTAAAGAAAGCGAAAAACCAATATTACTTAATAAAACAGAATTTAGCGAAATATATAATTACTATAATTTTGGTCCATCTGATAATTTAAGTAGTTTAACTGATAATTCATTTGTAAATAAAAGAATTGTTACAAACACAAGTTCCGCGAGTAGTTTAGATTCTACAACAAATAAAAATACATTTATTTTTGTGAGTAGTGGATCAACTCCTAATCCTTCAATGGATTTTAAAATAGGAGATATTGTAAGAGTGAATTATTACAATTACAAAAATAGTGACCAACCCATAAGAAATGGAACAACAACGACTCAAGATTTTAATTATGGAATTTCTGATCCTCAAGGGAACTTAAATTATAAATTACAATTATATCCTTTAAGTAATCCACATACATCAGAATCACATTACACACAAAATGGAGAAACTAGTGGAAGTTTATATCAAGCAAATTTGACAGATTTAGTAGATTTTGAAGGATATAGACTTCAAAATAGTTCTAGCAAAGATTTACCATCTAAATTTGTTGAAACTCTTGGTGTTTCAGGAAGATACGACGAAATATACTATGAAAATATTGTAAGAGATTTAACTGTTATGAGTATTTTTAAAAGCACAACTTTAATACCAGGAAAAACAGTATATGAGATTAAGTTTAATGATAATATTTATAGTGTGGATAATACGGATGCCGGAGAAAATGATAAAATATCATTTGAGATAATAGCAAGATGTCAAAATCCTATCTCAAGATGTTCTCAATTAAAGAAAGATATTTATGTGTATTCATTTTCTTTAGAACCCGAAGAACATCAACCAAGTGGGTCATGTAATTTTTCAAGGATAGATAGTGCTAAATTAATGTTTAGTAGTTCGGGTTCTATTAGTAATATCTATGCTGTAAATTATAATGTTTTAAGAATTATTTCTGGATTGGGTGGTCTTGCTTACTCAAGTTAAATAAAATAATAATTAATATAAGTATATTAAAATGGGAGGAGGTTTAATGCAATTATATCTTAAAGGTAAAATGGACACCTATCTTACTGGTAATCCAGAATTTACATTTTTTAAAGCAGTATATAGACGACATACAAATTTCTCTATGGAATCTATAAGACAACAATTAACAAACAAAGGTATGGGTGAAAGAATTATAAAATCAAAATTATCACGTTCTGGAGATTTAATAGGTAAAATGGCATTAGAAGTAAAATTATATAGAGGAGACGCAAGAAATATTACAGATGGAGGAACATATTTAAACTGGACTAATAATACAGGTCATGCTTTTGTAAAAGAATGTGAATTAAAAATTGGTGGTCAAACAATTGATAAACATACATCAAAATGGTTAGATATATATAATGAAGTTTATGATAAAGAAGAACAAGAATGGATTGGTATTAATAAACATCCTGGGAAAGTGGGTTATTTTAAAAAAGGAAAAAAAAATGAAGATCCACATTATTTAAAATTATATATACCATTTCATTTTTGGTTTTGTGACAATCCAGGATTATATTTGCCGATTGTTGGTATAACTAAGCACGATGTTGAGGTTGAAATATTAACACGTTCAGTTGAATATTTATTTAATTTAGATGGTCAGTTATCTTTTACAAATACTGAACCTGATGTAGAACTTTGGTGTGATTATATATTTTTAGATGATGATGAAAAAAGAAAATTTACATTAGAAAAAAGGGCATATTTGATACAACAGGTTCAGATATATGAAAAAAATATGGAATTGATAAATGAAGTAAAAATATACCATCCTGTAAAAAATTTACTATGGGTTGTTCAAGAAAATAATGTTAATTCTGAATCTGGAAATGGAAGTACGGGTTTAGATGTACTATCAAACATTTCGGGACAATTACAAAATAATAAAAACGATTATTTTAATTATCAAGCAAATAATCAAGGTAATAAAGAAATAATATATGCTGTACCTTCATTTGAATCTTTTAGAACAGCAAAATTAAGATTAAATGGAGAGGAAAGATTTTATGAAAGAGATGCTAGTTATTTTAGATTATTACAACCTCTAAATAGTGGTTTAAAAGTTCCTGGAAAACATATCTATATGTATAGTTTTTCACTTAATCCAATGGAATTTCAACCGAGTGGAAGTTGTAATTTTTCTAGAATAGATATTGCTGAATTAATATTTACAACGAATTATAATTTTATAAATGAAAGATTATGTGTTTATGCTATAAATTATAATGTTTTAGTTGTTTCTTCTGGTATGGCGGGATTAGTATATAAATAATTATTTATTGATTTGTTCTTTTAATTTTTTTATTTCTTCTAGAAAAAAAGATTCCATTTTTTTCCTTTCATCCTTTTCTTCTTTTAATTTTTCTTCTAGATTTTTTATTTTATTATTATTTTCTTGAATATTCTTTACAAGATAAACTGATATTTTTGAATAATCAACTGTTAAAAGGTTATTTTTATCCCTATTTACAAGTAGAGGGAATACTTTTTTTACTTCTTGTGCAATAAAACCAACTTCTTTCTTATCATTTGATTTTAATTTATAATTAACTGGTTCTAGTAAATTTATTTTATCATTAATATTTTCTTCAATTTTAATGATATCTTTCTTTAATGATATATCTGAATAAGTATACCAATTAGATGCATAAGCACCATAACCACTTTTCACATAAAATTTGCCATTTATACGGACATACCTGTATGATGATGTTGGATAACCCCATCCATAAATTAAAGAATCGGAACCTTTTCTTATTGCAGGATCTATATAGAGGTAATATGAAGCTGTTGTTGGTCCTGTTGGTCCTGCTTGTGAACCTACTGTAGAATTGTAACTCCCTTTTACATAATAACCGCTGTAAAAACCAAGAGATACATTCCTTTGACCGGTTTGATTAGAAAATCCGGCTCTACTTCCTAAAAATGTACATGTAGGTGCTGAAGTAATATTATATCCACTCTGATAACCTATCAATGTATTATAATCTGTTAAGTCACTATTAGAGAATCTTCCACTCTGATAACCTAAATAAGTATTTCCAAAAGCATTTGAATTATTTTTAATAGAATTACCACTAAAGTAACCAAGATACATTCCTGTCTGGGTCCCTGTTACATTAATTTTATTATATGATGGAATATTTAAATTTTTTGTTGAGGGTATAGTAACACCTCCATTAACATCTGTTGTTAAAGTCCCTGTTAAGTTAAATGAACCAACTGTAAGTGATCCTGTGACAGTTAAAGCACCATTTACAGTTAATCTTTTGGGAGAAGAACTCATATCACCATAAATAAAAGATGATGTTCCATTCCGTGTATTATCAATATACAATTTATCAGACGCAGCAGAAGACGAAATATATGAGGATGGTCCGGCAAGATAACCTAAACAAATATTTCTATGACCAGTTCTTAAAAATTTACCAGCATCAACACCAAAAGCAATATTGTAATCTCCACTAAGGTTACCATAACCACTATGTGTTCCTATAAAAACATTATTCGTCCCCG